TTTGAATCTTTTCCTGATGAAATAGAAGTATTATTAAACGAACAATATGAACAATTTAATGGTAATACATCTACATTACTTAGTGATTTACAGTTTTTTGCGTATCAAAGAATATTAAATCCGGCAACTGAAGAAACATCTATAGCATATTTTGGTAGTATCGATGGAGATGATTATGACATACTCTCAAGTGGATATACTGCATCGACAAATGTTTTTAATGTTCCGTCACCATCAGCAAGTTTGACTGACTTCACATCACCATTTAATGATACATGGTATTATGCTTTGTTTGAAAATATCGGTAATGCGGAATATTCAGGGTTCTCATTTTGGTCAGTAGTTAGTGGTTTAACTAATATAAACCCAATAACAACATCTACAACTACACCAGCACCAACACCCGAACCAACACCAAATCCTTGTATCACCCCAACTCCTGTTGTTCCCACAACTACAACAACTACAACTGTGGTGGATTGTTTTTCGGGTACAATGATAGGTATGATATATGTTTATTCGGGTATGGCGTATACAAATTATGATGATTTGGTTGTTGCGACATTGAGATCTAGAGGTATATCTACATACAGTGATGAAAATAATCCAAGATATGAAATTACTGGTATAACTGACGTAACTATGGATTGTACAGGTCAATATGAAAGTGTACTTAAAAACCCGTTTGCTAAATTTGCTATAAACGCAACAAACTATTTAGGTAACAACTTCACGTTTGTTACATCTTTCTCTACAAGTGATTCAGAATATATATCAAAAGTTTTCGGTGGAAACAACTTTGGAAAACCTAGAAATGTCGTACCACTTTTTGTTGAGGAAAGATTCCAAACAATGTTGAGATGGGCATACAACAAAGGATATATTAGAGGTTTAAAATGTGATTTAATCTCTTTACCTGAAGCACAAAGTGAAGACCCAACATCAATTGGTTGGTATTTAGAAAGATATCAATCACCTGAAAGTCCTTGGGTAGTATCAGAAGTAAGAGGTTCTAAAGTTTATAACCTTTTCAAATTTTACACTATATCTGACGGTAACAGTGCAAACACAGAAGTTAAAATTTCTATTTCAGATATATCTTTCGCAAACGAAACATTTACCGTGTTAGTGAGAGATTACTATGATACAGACTCAAACCCTGTTGTTTTAGAAAAGTACACTAACTGTTCAATGAATCCGCAAGAAAATAATTTTATTGCTAAAAAGGTAGGTACATTAGATGGAGAGTTTGAACTCAAATCTAGATATATTATGGTAGAAATGAACGAGGATGCACCAATAGATGCTTTACCTTGTGGTTTCGAAGGTTATAACTTTAGAGAGTATAGCGGAGGAAAATCACCGTTCCCAATTTTCAAAACTAAGTATGATTTTCCAGGAGAATTAGTATTCAATCCTCCGTTTGGAACTCCTTCAGGAACTGATGATGCGGGATTATCTTCTGGTGATAACATAAGAAAAACATTCTTAGGTTTCTCAACAAGTGCTGATTATGGTTACGACCCAAGTTTCTTCGAATATGTGGGTAAAAGAAATCCATCAAACATTTGTTTTGCAACTGAATCGTCACCTTGGTTATATAGAACAAGAGGATTCCACATGGATAAAAATGCAAGTGGTATAACAATTTCTAACGGTTTCTCAACAAGTGGTGAACCAAGATTTTACGTTGGTAGTGCGGACTTTAGTTCTGAACCTGTTGTTGATACAAACCCATATTACAGATTATTTGCACGTAAATTTACCTTGTTAGTACAAGGAGGTTTTGATGGATGGGATATATACCGTGAAAGAAGAACAAATGAAGATAAATATGTTTTAGGTAGAACAGGTTATTTAAACGGAGCTTGTGCAACTACAAGATATCCAAACGCAGTTGGTTGGGGAGCGTTTAAACAAATCTCTGTTGGTGACGGTACAACTGATTATGCAAATACTGACTACTACGCATATCTATTAGGTATCAGAACATTCTCTAATCCTGAAGCGGTTAATATAAATTTATTTGTAACTCCAGGTATTGACTATGTTAACAATAGTAATTTGGTTGAGTCTACAATAGAAATGATTGAGACAGAAAGAGCGGATTCATTGTATATAACAACAACTCCAGATTATAACCTTTTACTTCCTACAACAACAGGAGCTGACGGTCTTATTTACCCACAAGAAGCAGTTGACAATTTAGAAGAGACTGGAATTGATTCCAATTATACCGCAACTTACTATCCTTGGGTTCTTACAAGAGACAGTGTTAATAACACTCAAATCTATATACCACCAACGGCAGAAGTTACAAGAAACTTAGCGTTGACCGATAATATAGCATTCCCTTGGTTCGCAGCGGCGGGTTACACTCGTGGTATTGTTAATTCAATTAAAGCACGTAAAAAGTTAACACAAGAAGATAGAGATGTTCTATATTTAGGAAGAATTAACCCAATTGCAACTTTCTCAGATGTTGGTACTGTAATTTGGGGTAACAAAACCCTACAAGTTAGAGAGTCTGCACTTGATAGAATTAACGTAAGAAGATTGTTATTACAAGCACGTAAATTAATTTCAGCGGTTTCAGTAAGGTTGTTGTTTGACCAAAACGATGAAAAAGTAAGACAAGATTTCTTAAATGCGGTTAATCCAATTCTTGACGGTATAAGAAGAGACAGAGGTCTTTACGATTTCCGAGTTACAGTTTCTAACGACACTGCTGATTTAGATAGAAATCAAATGACTGGTAAAATTTATATCAAACCAACACGTTCACTTGAATTTATTGATATAACATTCTACATAACACCAACAGGAGCATCTTTCGAAGATGTTTAAATAAAATAAAAACAAAGAAAGAGGGGAACATAAATTCCCCTTTTTTTATTTTGTTAATATTTATATTATATGTTTAATTACAAAAAAATAGTAAAACGTATTATTTCAGAGGTCACTCAAGAAAATATGTTAAAATATGGTCTTAAGTATTATGCTTTTGATTGGGATGATAATTTAATGGAAATGCCGACCCTTATTTATTTAAAAGACGAAGATGGTGACGTTATTGGTATGTCCACTGAAGATTTTGCTGAATACAGAACTTTAGTAGGTCAAGAACCGTTCAATTATAAAGGTCATATGATAGTAGGTTTTGATAAAGACCCATATAGAGATTTTGGAGTTTCAGGTGACAGGAAATTTTTAGAAGATATTAAATACGCACCAATCGCATCACAAGATGTGTGGAATGACTTTAAAGAGGCTATCAACTATGGAAGTGTGTTTGCGATTATTACAGCAAGAGGACATACACCATCAGTTCTAAAAAGAGCTGTCAAATATCTTATAGAAAACAATATGCATGGAATTGAGAAATCTCAGTTAATAAAAAATTTAAAAGAATATAGAAGAAGAGCTGGGTTAAAACAAGTAGAAAATGAGAATTGGTTAATTAACGATTATTTAGAGAGATGTCAATTCTCACCTGTTTCATACAGAGCAGGTTCTGCTGCAAATCCAGAGGAAGCGAAAATACGAGAAATAAAAAGATTTATGACAAATCAGAGAAGGTCATCAAAAAAATTTCAGAAATCCTATTTTATTAACCACGTTAGTTCGGGAGATGATTCTGTGGGAGGTAACCTATTTAAATTTGTTGAACCAAAATTTGGTTTTTCAGATGACGACGAAAGAAATGTCCATTCAATGAAAAATAAATTAAGTGATAAAGAAAAAGAAAACTTAAATATTTATTTAACAAAAGGAGGAGAAAAAAATATTTATGAAAACTGGTCTAGTAGAAGATTAGTTCAAAATAAAAGGAAGTAAATAGAAAAAATTTTTTAACTAATATTTATAATAAAATAAACTAAGAAAAAAAAATAATACAACATGGCTGATCTTTTAATGAAAATGCCCATACCTTACGAACCAAAAAGACAGAATAGGTTCTTAATGAGATTCCCAACCGATTTGGGTATCAATGAGTGGGTAGTACAAACAGCATCGAGACCTAAAATTACAATAGGTTCACAAGCAATTAAATTCTTAAATACAGAAACATATGTTGCTGGTTCGTTCACATGGGGTGAAATTGCAGTGAAACTATTAGACCCAATCGGTCCTTCAACCACCCAAGCGGTTATGGAATGGGTTAGATTGGTTGCAGAATCTGTTACAGGACGTATGGGTTATGCTGCAGGTTATAAAAGAAATGTAGATTTAGAAATGTT